GTTTTTCCCAGTCCCTGCTCATCACCAAGAATGCAGCGTTTCTTTTCCAGCGCATACGCTATGCCCTCCTTCTGATATTCATACGGCTCAATAAGAAGGTTGTGGGGTACGGTCAGCGTAGGCACAGGCAGTGGCTCGTAAGTCTGCACGGCTTCGTTATCCTCCAGCCAAAGGACGTTGGTAACGAAATGCAGCTCACGAGCCCATGCGCCCATCTTCTGCAGGTACATGATATCCGACGTTGCCACCTCCCAGAACTTACCATCAGCACGATAGCGTGCAGACGGTATGCGCTTGATGCACTTTACCAGCATCGGGTGATACTGGAAGCTCACCTTATAGCAGTTCGGGGTCAGGGTGTAATACATCGGTGCAATCATACTCACGCTGCATTCTTTGACTTACGTCCACGTTTCTTCGGTGCCTGCTGGCCTGCATCGGGGACATCCCCTGCCTCGGCCTTGAACGGGTCTACATCACGGAAATCAAGCGAAGCCTCTTTCACTCCCCATTTGCGCTCCTCGATGTAGGCCTTTGCCTCATACTTCACTGCGTCGATATCCAGTGCGATGTCGTTATTGTACTCGTACTGTTCGTCATCCTCCAAACCGACATTCGGAGTCGTCAGACTGATGACACCTGCCTTCGTCAGAATACGGTTACCCGTAATGCTGACGCGCTGCTCACCATTCGAGAAGGAAAGGCTCTCGACATTCAGGCGCTTATAGATGTTGTCCTCATTGTCCGTGATACGCTGCTCACGCAACACATACAGCGTCTTTCCGTTGGCCTCGCGCTGTTCGGTAATCAGTGCAAGGTGCGGAGTGAGTGCCGCCATGGCCTCGCGCAAATCCTTGTGGATGATGTTAGCACCCTTGAAGTCGATGATGTCACCATCTTCATTCTTGTACGTCACATTCAATGTACCTTGCTTCGTTACTTGAATCTTTTGAAACTCCATAAATAAAACGTTTTATTAGTTAATAATTGAATTGAGCATAGAACTGCTCAAAGAATCTGTCTTGCGGCTGTGGCAGGGTAATACCCAGTTCCGTTGCAGCGTCGGCCTGTATTTTGTTTAGAAAGTCCGTCATCTGCTCGCTGGTCAGCTTGCTACTCGTATTGTATATACGCTCGACACGCTCACCAACTTGTATCGTCTTCATCAGGAACTTCTTACAGTAGTACATATAGATGTCATCCTTCGGTGTTCCCGTCTCACGCTCGATACATGACAACCACATCCACATGAGGTCGTTCTGCGGTATGCTACGCTTCTCGCTGGCTCGCTTGACGGTGATATGGTACGTGCCATTTGCCAACGTAGAAAACACGTAGGCCAACTCTTGGTCGAACGTCATACGGCCGTCTGCCTTGCGCATCGTCACTGTCTTAGCCATAATATTGTTGATTGAATATTGCTTTATTTCTTAACCTGTCTACCAGCTGTTGCCAGCCCTCAGTCCAACGTGTAGGCGCGGACTGAGGGAAAAACTCGTCAGAAGGGAAGTCCATCATTCTGCTCGTTATTGTCTTGCGTTTGAACTGGTGCTGGTGCCGTCTGCGGTTGCTGCTGTGGCTGTGGTGCTGGTGCAGGCTGTGGAGCTGGTGCTGCCTGCTGCGTCCCTGCACGCTGCAACACCTCTACATCATAACAACGGATAGAAGTGAACACCTTGTTTTTGCCCGTCTGTTTGTCCTTGTATGGTGTTCCGACGACGTTAAACTCAACGGCTACCACGTCATCACGCTGCAAGTATAACGCTGCAATCTTGTCAAGAACTTTGTCGCCACCGAACTCAAGCACGACTTTGTTCTCCAGCCCGATAGGCTGGTGCGTATAGTAGTCAATACGCGTGCAATCCATATACAACTCACGTTTCTTCATCGGAGCCTTGCCAGCTTCGGCACTGGGAATCTCCTTAACATCACTCAGGGCAATAACACGCCCACACAATTTGAATTCTGCCATAATTATAATACTTTATATGTTAGACTTTCGGCGACCTTCGTCACCTTCTTAAAACTCTCGTAGACTTCCGGCATCTTAGCCTTCAGCGCCTTCGTATCTATACTCTCACGCTCTGACGCACCACGACGGCTGAACTGAATCAGATCGTCGCACCACTTATCTTCGCCTGCATTCTTCATGGCCTCCAGTACTGCGGCCTTCAATTCCTTCTCGCGCTCCGTCAGCACGTCCAGCTGTTGCTTAATCATACGCAACTCATTGACGGCCTCCTGCATCGCTTCGGGTATCTCACCCTCGACACGCTTACGCTCTGGCTCAAAGGTCACGAACTGGCTCAACTGCGACAAAGCACTCATCGGGTCACCGCCTGCCAAATACACCTCCACGACGTACTTGCACACCTCGGCAGGGATACGAACCAGCTCGCGCAACTCGGGAACACCATACTGCGGCTTCGGCAACCAGATGAGGAATAACTTATTGACCGTTCGCCCTGTCTGCACCTCATAGAGCCAAGCGTAAATACTTAGCTGCACCTGCACATTCGGGATATGTACCTTGCTCGTTGTCTTGATGTCGCCAAGGCTGTCATCCGTGAATACCTTATCGATGGCGCTGGCGATATTCCTCTCATCGCTGACGAGATACTCACTCACGGCAACCGCAATCCCTGCCTGCTCGATGATACGCTTGTAATCCTTTACGATGTCATCGTCGACAATACCCATGCTGTCGGCCAGCTCGCACTTGCTATGAATCAGCGAGCCATACTCTGCGGCCTTGTTCAATACTGACTGCGGGATTCCCTGATAGGTGTTCGGGAACAGCCACGCAATAATCGGTGTGACACCTGATAACTCATGCCCATTGAGAGTGTAGGTGTGGTGCTCGCTGTCGAACACCACGGGGCTTTCTACTAAATTCAGATTCTCCATAACTTTACTTTTTATTGGTTAAACAATATCATGCTGCCTTAGATAATTCCGCCTTACGCTGGTTGACGGCATTCAAGAAGCGTTTCTCATTCTTATACGATGCCTCGTACTGGAAATATATCGCCTTCAACTCCTCTTCATCCTTTGCGGAATAAACCTCTTGCAAAACAGCGTTAATCTTGTCGTCGTTGGCACTACCAAAGGAATATCGCACACGGCCAGATTCATCAACGATAACGAGGTTTGAAACCTTACCATCTTTGTACTGAATGGTCTGGACGTAGAATCGCGTCTTAGGCTGCTTCTTCCCACCCGTACCGATACGCCACTCATTATCTGCAAGGTTAATCCATACAAACGGGCAGGTATACAACTCTCGGCCAATTCCCCAATTAAAGCACGCACGTTTGAAAGCGTCCGATGCCTGCCCCTTTTCCTTCTCGGTGTTACTTTCCACACCTACATCCTGCTTGCTCACCCAATCGCCTTTCTCGTCACGTATTGATACCGTGCAAAAAAGATTACCATTGATAAGCTGGTGCTCGCGCTTCCAGTTCATAGGTCCTACAACCTCATCAAGCAGACGCATGTCAACTCTTGCATCTTTGTACATCAGCAAGCTAACGCCTTTGTCGGTAACCGTGCCAACCCTACAATCAATCTCATCTGCATAGAGAGGCCTAAAATTCAATTTCTCCATAACTTTACTATTTAATTGTTTAACATAAAAGTGAATAAATCTCGTTTCGTAGTACACGTTGGAATCGAACCAACCAACCGCTCACGCTGTCGCATCCCTGCTGTGCCTTTTCCAGATGCAACGCTTTGCATCACAATGAACAAAATACCATTCTTACACAAGTAAGGTTAAAATTGACTTACAAAGATACTTATCACTATTACTACTAACGGCCAAAGAATGCCGAACTTCAGAAATTCCTTCCATGTGAAATCTTCCTGCATGAAATCCTTAATAATGTCATTCATAATCGTTATCGTTTTAACTTTATTCTATATTCTTGCATACCTGAGAACGTCGCCAGCGTTGCACATCCATTTGCCGTTCTGTGCCAGGGCGTTGCGTTTCTCGGCTCTTACCTTCCCTTCCTCAATCAAGCGCATCAGCCGTGACTGTCCACCTACTATGCGGCTCGCCTGCTTCAATCCGAACACCTCACCATTCATAATGCGGTAGATGACTTCCAGCCGTGTGCTGTCGAGGTTAATCATAGAGCGTCACTCCTTTCTCCCTGAGGGCTGACAAGGTGAACGAAATACCTTTGTGCTCGCATACCATAGCCGAAACCAGTTCCGTGTCATTGCTGACACCGAGCTTGCGGTATATGGACTTCTTTTGCGTCCGTACGGTATGGTAACTCCTGCACAACATATCAGCTACTTCTTTATCTGTTAACCCTCGGCAGAGCGCAAGCGCGACCTCACGCTCAGACCGAGATAGTATCATGCTACCTGCTGCATCCTTTCCTTAACCTTTGACCAACTGGGCATTACCGCACGCAAGGCCTGTTCAAGTAACGGGCTTTCTTTACGTGCATCCTCATGACTGACGTGGATGTCCCAATCTTCCAGAAGGAACGCACCCGTGAATATCTCTCTGAACTCAATATCGACGTAAGCGTCGCCGAACTCCTTCTCGTAATGGAATCTGTTATCACCGTCGAGGATTGTTTCTTCCATCTCTGACAACACGCCCATGCGTATCTCATTCAATATGTTTTCAATTCGTGTCATAGCTCCTTACTTTACGTATAATGAAACCTGCAAACCTCTGCGCAACTTGCACACACATACATCCTTCATACAATCCAGTGCTCGCTGCACGAACTTGTAGAACAGCTCCTCGCCAATCATTGCGATAATACCACTAACACCCATCAGAGTGTTAATCTTCTTTCCGTCCTCGGTACGTCCGAAGACCTTGATGCGGAAGTTCTGATTGATGAACTTGCTGCTGAACTTTTGAATTTTCTTTGCCATAACCTTACTTTTTTTTAATTTTACCCCGAATGAGGTATGTTAATTATTTGTGAGTTTGAATTTTTTGTTGTATCTTTGTCCCGTTGACGATGCAAATTTAAAAAGAAATTCTGAATATTGCCTTACTTTTGTACGGAAAATCTTTATCTTTTAAATTATTTTAAAATAAAGTCCGTGCATTTTTAAATATTTTAAAAGTTCAAACTCTAAAAAACAAAGAACTATGGCAAAGGAAATTAGAACGGAACTCAGCGGCAAAGAAGCACGCTACGTCCTTAAACAGAACCACGTCAGCCTCGCATGGCTGGCCGAACGTCTTGGCATTACTCCACAGAGCATGCAGTCCAGACTGAATGCCAACGTATTCAGTACCGCCTACCAACTGGAAATAAACAACATCTGCGAGCGTCGTATTTTTGATATTGATATGGCTCCGGCCATCAGTGAAACAAAAGGCCGCATCCCCGTTGTCGACATCCGCGTAAGCGCAGGCTATGGCACCGACCTGATGGAAGGAAACGAGCAACGTATCAACGAATACGTGACTATGGACGGCCTCACAGGCTGCATCGGAATATACGTCTATGGCGATAGCATGAATCCAGAGTACCGCGCTGGAGATATTGTCTTCGTCCGTCGCATCAATGACATATCGGATATTGACTACGGACGTGCATACGTCATCATTACCCGCGACGAACGCCTGTTGAAATGCCTGTACCAATCCAAACACGATGCACAGAACTTGCGTCTTGTATCTCTCAACGAGGACACCAACCGCCAAGGTGACCGCCTATACCCTGACCGCGAAGTGCAGAAAGAAAATATATTATTCATATATAAGGTAGTAGGAATGTTCCGACGTGAGCAATTATGAAAATACGCTTATTTTGCCAAGATTTTCGCTCTAACGGGTTTTTATGTGCTCACCCTATAACTTACCCACCGAACGAACAAAACGACGGCAGGGACGCTTAAAAACGAATATATTGTAAAATACGCATCTCTCACACCATTAATAAACAAAATAACTCACGTAAATTCAATGGATTTATCAGTAGTAAGCATACTATCTCTTTTGGAACGGCTGACGGGAAAGCCCCTAAGGCCGTTTCCTTACGCTATATACGCGATAAATCAATACGAACGTATAATCTACCCCTGCGACCACTTTTGAATCGCTGGGCGAACAAAAAGTATTCGTTTTCCAAAATGGCAACTATCAAGCTGGCTGTGCTCAAGCATACCAAGGCAAAAGATGGCTCATACAAGATTCGCATCTCTATCGGCCACAAATCCGAAACGCACTACATCGTGACGCGCTATCGGGTGCTGTCGCTGGCGAACTTCGTCAATGGTACCGTCGTAGGCCAGCCAGACGCAAACTATATCAACGTCAAGCTGCGCTCGCTACTTAACGACTACGACACGCGCCTTGACCGGATACCCAATATCGGTGACCTGTCCTGTGAACAGCTTCGCAACCAACTGCGCGACATGCACCCGACATTCACAGCCGCCACCTTGCAAGGAATAGCCAACGAATACATAGACCTGCTGAAACGTGAAGGCCGTCACTCCTATGCACGCATCATGCACTATATGGCGGAGCGTTTCCTTAAATACACGAATGGCGATATCATGCTCTCGCAGATTACCACAGCCACCATTGATGGGTACAGCCATTATCTTAGGTCAAAGAACACGTCGACAGCCTATGAGGCCATCAGTATGGTTAATATCCGCACACTCATTAATCGTGCCATCAAGATGCAGCTGGTGCGATACGATGTGCATCCGTTCCTCTATTGGAAGCAGACGCGACCAGAACCACGTGAAATGGATATCTCCGTCGAAGATCTGCGCAAGATGATAGCATACCGCACCAATTACGCAAAGACACAGCGAGCTGTTGACCTGTTCGTTCTCTCCTACTACCTCGGTGGTATGAACCTTGCCGACCTCATCGCCTATGACTTCCGCGACTTCCAATCAAATCCCGTCCTGCGTTACGTCCGTAAAAAGACCCGTAACAAGAAAAGCACCGCCCATCATGTCGAGTTCTCTATACCGCCAGAGGCCTTTCCGCTGATAGAAAAGCACATGAATCCCAAGACAGGCCATCTGCTCGACGTGAAGGAAGAACGTTACCGTGTAACGCTGAACTACATCGACTTAGCTTTGAATAAGGTCGGCACGCGCCTTGATATCAGCCGCCGCGTCAGCTTCTATACCGCCCGCAAGTCTTTCGTGCAGCACGGATTTGAATTAGGCATACCACTTGAAACCCTTGAATACTGCATCGGGCAAACCATGAAAACGAACCGCCCCATATTTAGCTATGTGAAGATTATGCGCCAGCACGCAGACGAGGCCATCCGCAAGATTCTCGACAACATAAAAGCCTCCCCATCCATCACAGACGAGGAGGCCACATGAAAACAAGCATAATTCTATTTACCTTAAAGGACGGTACCTCCGAATAATATAAATAATAGAGAATAGATAAATCAATACTATGCCGAGTAATGCCCAGCCGCCCCAATCGACTTTCAGCTGTTGCCACTTCGTTAGCTGTGCAGGAACGGGATAAGGCACTTGCACACTATCCTTCTTGATGACTGTATCGGTGTGGCTTTCATATTGCTTACTGTTGGCCTCGAACAATTGATTGCGCAACAATATCAACAGCCGTTCGTTATCCTGCAACCTAATACCCAGCTTCGCAATCATGGCAGAATCCTCCGGCCGCGCTTCACGCAAAATGGTTTCCTTTTCCGTCTTTATGGTGTCAGATACTTTCACCGTGTCCGTTTTTGTCTTATACTCCGTCTTGACGGTTTCCACTGGAACGTACTGAATAGACTTGCAGCTGAATAGCAGCAACACCACAAGGAACGTGATAACGACTGGTGGTGTGCATCCTATCCGGTCATAGTTGCACTTTTTCGCATACTCTTTGTATTCCTTCCAATTCATAACTACTTTCTAATTATTCTACAATTACTCTCCGCCTACTTAATACTGATATAGATAGTTCCATTCGCTTTCTTCAATCGCTCATATAAAGCGAAGAATGTTGTACGAGAATTAAGAACCTTCCCCACGGCGGTATTCTTTCCAACCAAGATACAACCTTCAGTGTCGTTGGCCGTGTTGCCGATATGAATCAGCACACCTTCAAAGGCAGGAACGTTGATAAGCCTCGGCAGCCTACCACCGATGGACTGATACGTCGCTTTCTTCGAGAATCGTGGGCTTACCCAGTCCAGCGTCACACGATAACGCCCGACGGGGATTGCCGTAGAGCCTGCTCTTTTCAGCTTCTTATTGACGCTGACGGGCAACTCCTGCGACAGTCCCCTATCTTTGTCCTCGATAGTGTCGCAGAAGTACTCGCCGTCAATATACAGACGCCCGATGGTGTACGTGTCCTTTCGGGCGATACGTCTAAGTGTCAGCTCCATCATTATCCTTTCTATGGAGTTCAATACTTGCATCCCCTTTGCTGAACTTCACCTTATAGCCAAGTTCTAACGCACGGAATGCGTACAACAGCGTCGGGAAAAGCAACAGCTCTCCCGTGGCGGTTAGGACGGAACCGTCTATAACGCCCTGCGGTGGAGTGAAGAAACCGCCAACTATCAGCCCCACCGACACGAAAAAGGATAATACAAACGTCCATCGGCTCAGCCAATAAGAACGTGTTCCGTCGCCTTTGTTTTTTACCTGCGTTTTCATAACCATAAACATTTAGTTGTTATTACTTTTTTTTCTCTCCACCCGCTTGCACGGATGGCACGGCCTTGCGCCTCAGCTTTGGCTCTGGTGGGGTACATCAGGCAAGGTGTACCCCACTTATAACCTCCGTTTACTTTGCGAACTGGAATAATTGTATTGTTTATACTGGAGTACCTGTTGCATCTACCCATGCAGAGCCATTCCACCAAATAGGTTTCCCATTGTCAAATATCATATCACCTTCTCTGTTCTTATTTGTTGTTTTTGTGCAAATGCCAACAAACAGAGCCTTGTCATAGCCATTAGGGATATTAAACACATTGCCACCAACCTTGTCGTTAGAACCCGCATCCACACAAACACAGTTGTTGTTGGTCTGTATATTAATAACATTTCCAGAAAATTCACTTTCTACTAAGTTAGCAAAATCAAAGTGATTTCTATAAACCTCTCCAGCAACAGTGGTTGTAAATATATTGTTACGGATAGTAGCATGAGATATGGAACCACAACTTATTGCTCTAAAGTAACCAGCTGCCGTTATGATATTATTCTCCACGACAGACCCTTCTGTGGCACTGCTTGTTCCGAAATCTATTGTCCGTGTTGCTACAACTACATTATCACGCATAACAACCTTTCCCGTGCATCTCCAAACAGAAGCATAAGGATTCTCAACACTGGAATAATTCTGCGTAATCTTATTTCCTGTAACAATGCATCCACCAATATCACTGAGTACTTGCGGTGCGGAACTTACAATAGTGTTGTTGATAAGTTCTGCATTAATACTCATTATTGTGTTAACAGAAATATTGTTATTCTCTAATCTAATATTATGACAATTATATTGAGCAAAACTATTAGCAGCAGAACCTAGTAACGAGGAAATCTTTGAATTTTTTAACACTAGATTACTTATATTTGAGAAAACAAATACTGATGAATTGTTATCCGTTTCCCTATTAACAGTGATATCTACATTATCAACAACAAAATTTTTATTTTCTACGTTACTACTAGTACATGAAAACAAAATACCTTTATAACATCCTGAAATTTTGCAATTGCGTATAGTTACATTTCTTATATATTCATTGCTGTTGTTTGGTTCGAGATCCATAGCAGAACCAAGAAGATTACCAATACCATTATTTTTTATAGTACAGTTTTCAATAATAAGACCATCAATGCATATAGCCCCAACACCATCACGGCCACATTCTGCCACAATACAGTTCTCTACGCGACAGTTTGAGGAACAAACGACTTCGTTATTATTCGTTGTTGGATAGAAATCAATACCGTCTCCGTGACATTTTTCTACGGTAACATTAAATATATTTATATTTCTACTACCTTGAACATATATACCATGTCCGTATTCGCTGGTACTCACAGCATCAGCATTACCTATTATTGAGCCTCCAATGATAGAAACATTTTCTGCGCCATATATTCCGAGAATACTATTTACAGGCTCATTTCCACCTTTTGTAATACTTCCAGTGTTATAAAGAGTTGTATTCGATTTAATTAAGAAACCATCAAATGATGTCGGATATACTATCAGGTTCTTTGAAATATAAATATTTGTTTGAATACTGGCACTGTTCATCACTAAGATGTTGCTCAATAAATTGTTGCCATTTTCAAACCACGCATCATAGATGTTTTCTATATTCCAAGTACCGGCTATTATAATATTTGAATCAAATATTTCTTCTTGTCCTGATATTAATGCTGTATTATTTCCAGTAATAGTGTCCATGTTTTCATCACTACCAGCACTAATACTACCACCATCAAACTCCAACACACAATTAGCAGGAACAGTAATATTCTCACCAAGAGTGAAGTCATACTGAATGACATAGATAGTATTGATAGCCTGCATCATTGACTGCGTGAGCATATTATAGACGCTCTTTGTGTCTGTTCCCCAGAACCACAGCTCCGTATTGTTCAATTCGGTGCTGGTGATGGTTGTTGTATCTGGTTTCGTGATGGTAAACACACCGCCCGCCTCTGAATAATTCAGATAATTAGTTTCTACGATGTCCGCAATATCAGCGACATTGTAATTCGCAACTTCGCTGACGAGGTTATTTTCCAGCACAAGACCCTTACCGCTTACTGAATCATAAACGGCATAATACTTGAATCCGTAGCTGTATACGAGATACGCAATACCATTACGCACCACCATGCCCCACGTTTCCAACGGATAGATTTCCACCTCATTTCTCGGCAGTTCAATACGTCCCATGCCATTGCTGGGATAATTGCCTGTCAAGCCCGTGCTGGAAGGCTTGCGCTGGTTCTGATACTGCAAGGTGTAGTAAGCATTCCACGATTCATTCTTATACTGATAGAACGAATACACCGCACGGCCATCCTTGTCCGTAGTTCTCACAATGCCGATATCGCCATCCTTAGACGACTGAACGGCCTGCAATTCCACCAACGACGTGAATTGTCCCTTGAATGAAGAAATGGATGCAAGGATAGCGGCTGCAATCTCCGTTCCTACATATTCCTTATCGGCCAACTTATTCGTCGAGCTGGCCTCCTCAGGGATGATAGCCGCGATGGCCTGAATCAAACCATCCACGTAGGCCTTATCCGTCAGCTTGTTCTCTGCCGTAGCATCAGAGGGAATGACTGCCGTGATAGCAGAGAAAGCGGCCTGCAATGCTGCATTTGTTGGCAGGTCATTCAGCTTAGCCACAAGAGCCGTGGTAATGCCCGAATTAATCGCTGCCCATTGTGCTGCCGTGAATGATGAGTTATTCAGCGTGTACTCATACAACCATTGCGTGCCGTCATACTTATAGCGTTTGAACTGCACATTGCCATCAGCGTCGACCGTATTCCAGAATACGTAGTCGTTGATATCATGCGTCAAGCCGTCTGCCCACACGAGGAACTGCTGCTCCGTCAGTCCTGCTTCGCTGGTACCACGGAACGTCGCCGTGTTGGTAGACACACTACTATTGACAAAGGCCATGTCGGCCAACTTATTCAAAGCAGATGCAGCCGATGGTATCAGCACAAGAATTGTCTCTATAGTATCCGACAATCCCTGCGACACACCTGCAATGCGCACTAATTCATCATCCGTTTCCTTATTGATGACGTTCTGCTTTTTTCCTTTGGTATCGTCGAGAATGGCGTTGGCACCAGCTACGACGTTACCCTGCTCTACGGAGTATAATCTACCTCCTATTTTTATTGTCTCACTCATAATACTTATTTTTTAGGGTTACTCATAAACATTGATATAATAACTACCTGCCACCAGTGCATTCGATGAACGGTATGCGAGATACGAAGCACCATCGACCATCGTACCCGTAGGGGCCTCCATAGGCAGCTCTACACCACCCAGCGTGACGAACGACACCTGCATCGTAGGAGCGACCAACACGAAGATATACTGCCCATCCTCGCTGACCGTGATGGGGTAGCGGCCTGTCGGGGTCAGTCGCGGCGTACCCTTCGCTACGATATCCGCCGCCGTAGCACCAGCACCATACATCACGGGAGACACCTTCTGCACCGTGCATTCAATCGTGCGCTCAACACCATTGATGACCGCTACGGCTGTATACGTGATAGTTCCTGCGTTCGTAGGATTTTCCACACTGATAGCCGACAACGAGCGGCCACTACCAATGGCCAACACAGACGCACCGCGCTTGATGGTAATCGTCGACGCGTCATAGTCCGACGTAAACTGCAACGTGACACTACCCTGCTCACCTACATTGATAACGCTCTTGTTTGCCGTGAATGCAATATCCGATAGCTGGCCTACGATTTCGCGATTCGCTGTATACACACCGCCCGACTTGACGGGATTCGCGCTATTCTCCGTAGGTACATTATCGAAGTTCAGCGTGTTCTGTTTGCCCTCCAATATTACCATCAACTGCAAGGCCGTCGGCAGATCTCCCAGTTTTACCTTTTCCTCGGCCGTGAAGTTCTCATCAGACAGCCCCTTTCCGGCCTCTTTGTCGACCTTGTCATCAAGAGCCGCGAAAATAGTACCCGATGACAACATATTTGCGCTCCCTTCTGTCGGCTCAACATCCATACGGAACAATACCGATGCGCTCCACTCGCTACCATTATACTTAATGATACTCAACCCCGCAGGCAGCGTGATACCCGTGCCAAAGTTCGCATACAATCCGGCCTCCGTAGCGAAGTAATAAATCTTCGCGTCAGGCTGTGCAGGAGGTGCCGTAGCAGGCAGCGCAACACCTGCCAGCAAATAGCCCGCATTCTCCAGCGATTGCATAGCAGCGAACACCGCACCACCTGCTACTGGGTTCTGGCTGTCCTCGACAATCTCCGCGTCGATGGGCTTCGTGACCGCAATCTGCGTCGCCGCCCATGTTCCGTTCCACACAAAGAACACAATACTACCATCGGGGACATCAGTGTTGGCCCCCGAAAAGTTCCGATACTCGCCAGCACCACCGATATAGAAGATGTTGGCATCAGTCTCCGCAGGCTCAATGGCAGGTGTCGCAATGCCCTTGAAGGCATAACCCTCACCAAGCCCCGAAACCATTTCGAGCAAGACATACTGCAATACCTCACCCGTGATTTCCTCATTACCGTTAGTCCTGATGACCTCGATAATGGATTCTTTCAATTCGTTGTAATTCATAATTAGTACTATTTATGTTTATATTGCTCGCCCTATCCTCTTGGCAACTACATTTGTCTGAAACTCCACCTCCACGCTTGCAAGGTCGCCCTGAGTCTCCCATTTCGGTGTAATGAGGAAAGTATCGCACTGGTAATTGCGCCCGTACTTATCCGTAACCTTTACCCTGTCCGACATCCTGACGAACCGCATCACGTCACACATATACTCCGATGCAAGGAATGTCATCTTATACGTCTTTTCCGAAAGCATCTTCTCGGGAAAGAATAGCCCGTCACGCGTCTCTCCTTCTTCCTCAAACTCATATTCCGGCTTACCCAATTCCGTATTCAGGTAGACAAAGTTTTTGAAGTACGAACCGCTGCCGAGGTCATAGACGATACGGCAACCATCCATCACCAAATCCTCGAGGTCGTACCACTCCACCTTGACGTATGGGCTGATATTGCCGACCACCGTAAAGATATCGCTGTATATCGTACTGCCACTTACCGTGACGGCCAAATAATACTGCCCTTCCGCGCTGACGGCTGCCACATTCGCCGTTCCTTCCCACACCATCACAACATATCCCGTAAACGTCTTGAACGTAATGCCACTCATCGAAACGCTACTGCTTACCAACGTTCCGTCAGCCTTATACAACGATATGTTTCCGATGCTATACGAACCAGTGGGCAATAACACTTGAAATGGCGGTACCTTTCCTATCGGTGTATATAACGGATATATTGCACCGTAGGCATACGACTTGCGGTGGTTCTGCTCGTCCAACGAATCGTAGAACGGCAATACACTCAGATTGTTATTAGTTTGTATCATATATCAATGTCATTTTAGCCATTCGACTTGTGAGCTTGACGCTCATCTGCTTAATCTCTCCATCTCCTACTCCCGTCCGTACCAGCAGGCTTGTATTGGGGTCGCTGTTGCCCGTCGGTACGCTGACCTGCTGTGTCTTCTTGCGCTGAATACCCAATGCCGTCGTGATACCACCATTCACGCGAATATTCCACGCAGGCATATCGCTGATAAGGAACTTCGGCTGCAGGAACGTCATCGACAAATGGTAGTTCTGCATCTCGACGAAGTTATCCTCAATCTGGAAATGCTCAAACTGCAACGTCCATATTCCGCTCGACAACCTTGCACACATCAGCGCGAATCCGTCCTTCGACACGCTCGACGGGTCAAGCATGATATAGTCCACGTCGCTATTGAACATCGCGATAGTCTCCTCCTCGATATTCCCTTCCTCGACATACGGCGACAGCACATCAATGGCCTCTCCCTTGAATGGTGCCGTCGTGTCATCCATCCAGTCGAACTGATAACGCTCAGCCATTTCCACCTTGTCGTACTTATATTCCGACGTGCCAAAGCTCCACATCTTGCCGTTCCTCGGATTCTCCATCGTCGTAAGATTGATACCTACCGACGGACTACCGCTATACGTTCCACCATTTTTGAACCACGATATATGCTCAATCCGCAGGCGGTTGTTGCTATCAATGAACCAATACAACCCGCAGGCCTTGCGCAACATATCCAGAACATCCTTCAGCGTGATGGGTGCCTTTTGTGCTGGCTGACTATACTCCGCCACCATGATATTCGACTTCGGGGTAATAAACAACCGCCCCCAGTCATTCGACATAGGATTAATGCCGTATAGGAACTCGCTGTAATTAGCCATCGGTGAGAATGATATCGTGCTATCTATCTCTGCCAACAGTGCACTGATGACAGCCTCCAGCGTGTACGCATCGCGCAATATCGTTGGTGTGCGGTACGTGCTTTCCGTCATGCCCAAACCTGCCGACCATTGAAGCCATATACTTGCCATGCCCCACGTCGAACGTGCCACGGGATATTGTGCATCAATAACCAGCATCTCGTCAGGGGTCAGTGTGGGCTTCATGTAATACCGCCCATCGGGTCGCCTGCCCCACTCTGTCGGGCTTGCGCTGCTCCTATCCGTCATCTTGATAATATTTCCAACATACGGATAACAATACCGATAGTTGCGGTTATTTGCCACGATATCATCCGCCGGAATCTCCGACGCGTCCGTGAACTGCTTCGCCAACAGCCAACGGCCATATATTGCTGCCGTCGAACTCGTACCCTCTATATTGGAATACCCGCTTACCTGTGCCGTGAAAGGAACTGATGCTGGGATTGGGTCGTACCTCACGGGCTCTGCATTTACCAGAACCTGCTGCGACCACGACCACACCGTCGTTCCGTCGCTGATACGCTTTATCAATAATCCGTTCTCGCAAGCCGTCCAACCGCCACCCGCATCAAGCGTCTGCTGGTAATAGGCCATATAATAAACCCCATCACCATTCGAGAAGTCAGCCCACTGCCCCTCTGCCGTTCCGTGATTTGCGATACCTGTCATCGGGGTTGTGAGGCCTTCAGGCGGATTCTCTCCGAACGATATCTGCACAAACTCTCCAATTTTGCCAAAGTGGTAATCATCGAGCAACTTTTCATCCGTTGCGTCACTCGTCGTTGTGTCCTGCTCCCACGACATACCACCGAGGAAACAGCTGACGATATTCTCACCCTTTGTGTAGATCTGCAACAACGGCCGACGCATCATCTGCACCGATTCAATGGCAGGCTTCAACTTGATAAGGTCATATTCCTTATCCATGCCAGCCAGAATCTTATTGTATTTGTCGTAGCCATCTGGCTTGACCGTTATACGCTGCTGGTCCATATTGATAGTGCAGTCCGTAACGTAGAACCTTGCACGATGATACACCGCCCACGTCGAGCCACCATCCGCTGACATCTCAATATTCAGATAGAATGCCGTCCCGAACGTTGCCGACATAATCAGCGTATAGTCCTCACGGATGAAGTCTATTGCTGCCGACAATGCCTGCCGCATAAACATCTGCCCACTCTCACGTTTGTACTCCAGCGCGAGGTCATCCTTCCAGACGGGATGTACATCATGCCACGTTCCGCCTACAAGCAGCTTGAATCTATACTGAGCATTCATGAGCCTTTCGTTATTCGTTTGACATTCTTATATAGTATGACGGTGTTTCCCTTGCCGTCCGTGTAGCATTGCGTCTCCCCCTGTTCACGGATCTGCCGCACGTCATCCGACAGCGCACGCAGATGGGTGTCGTCACCGCCTGCCACGGCCACATTGACGTTGCCGCCATACGCCCCCATATACTTGTCGGCAAATGTACCGTCATTAAAACTATTGATGACATCGGGAATGAGGTCACGGAACTTGCGGCTGTTGCGCTTATTGATGACTGCGAAGAATTCACCGCCCTCTGCACGTCTGCGTGTGCCGTCAGCCTTACGCCCGAGGTCGATATCATTTCCAGACTGATGACTGCCACCATGCAACAGCTCAACAGTACCCTCTCCATATTCCTCGTCGCTGCCACCGCTCGTCGCGCTGATGGCTTGTATCTTAGCTGCTGCAAACGAGCCCCACATCAAGGCCGTTGCCGCGATAGCCGCTGCCACACCCCACGGACCTGCACCCGTGAATGCCTTCCAGATATTTGCCGTGGCCGTCACAAGACTTGACACCTGCATCGCTGTGTCTATGGCCTGCTGTGCTCGCTGGGCACGCTGCTGCTCACGTAATGCCTTCTGCTGATTCTTCTTTGCCTCCTCCAGCTCCTTACGTGCCATATCGACCTCGTTGGCATAGCCGTTGGCACGGGCTTCTATCTCGGCCTCCAACACACGCTGAGCACGGTCGACTTCTTCATCAGCAAGCCGTTTCTTTTCCTCGGCAGCCTGCACCAGTGCATCCATAAACGTATACACCGCATCCAACGCATATTGCAGGCTCTCGTCGATTGCTGCCTTTTGTTTATCATCCAGCTTAAAACCTAACAGGTCGTAGATATCCTTGCGCTTATTGGCCTCCTTCTCACGTTCCTTTTCCTGCTCCTTGAGTTTGCGCTGTTCCTCATTGAAGATGTCATCCATCTCCTTTTGCTGAATCTCTGCAACTTTCTGATATTTCAGTTTCTCGATGGCTTCGATACGCTCTGCAATGGCCTGACGTGCTTCTACCTCATCCTCACCCAGCGTCTTCAACTGCTCGCGCAAATCCTCTTGCTGACGGCCATAATGGTACAACGTTTTGATACGCTCCTGCTGATATCGGTTGTCGATAAGGTCGGCCAGCGTGTCTTGCAGGTTACGCTCTGCAGTCAGCTTGTTCTTTGCCTTTTCCTTCGCGATACGCTCCTCCTCCTTACGTTGACGCTCGGCCTTGGCTGCTTCGTCATTATTCGATGTATGACCGCTACCTGACGTACTACCACCTTTATTTGATTGATTCTGAAGGTTACGAATCTTAGACTGCAAGCGCATCGTTCCTTGAAGGTATGCCGTTTCTGCATTATAGACACGCGCCCTTGCTGCCGCCAGCTCATCGTTGGTCTTTTTGTCATTCTGCGATTGTGCGGCCTTCGCCTCGGCAATGCGTAATGCTTCCTTTGCCAACGCAATCTCATTCAACATCATACGCTTTTGCGTAAACTCGGCCATCTTCAAAAGCCTTATACGCTGCTGTGGGTCGTTGGTCGATTCTGCTGCCTTACGATATTTCGCTGCATCCCTTGCCAGCTTCGCCTGCTCGACGGTATTGTCACGCTCGGCCTTTTCCAATAACTGCTTTTCGCGGGTAAGGTTGATATTCTCCTGCAGAGCGTCATTGACCTTCTTAATGGCATTGCCCACCAACGGCAATTTCTCCATCAGCCGTGATGCACCCATCGCCAAATTCTCCGCACCCTCGACAACCTTCAAGATAGCACCAGCGCAAAATTGCAATACGCTGACTATTCCCGTCAATATACGCTCGAATGGTGCCAATACCCTCATCAGCGTGTTCGTGTTCTCCTCGCTGGTGCTTATACCCTTAGCCAATGCCATGAATGCGGCAGCAATAGCTGCAATAGTAGCTACTATCGGGTTTGCCAACAGCGCAAGCAGCTGTTTTCCAAAACTTGCCACCGCTGTCCCTGCCGTGCGTAAACCACTTGTGAATCCACCTTGGAACAATCCTGCAAGTTCCTGTATGCCTTTGTACCAACGGCTGTTGACACCGATAACGTTATTGATGGAATTTTCATAGTTACCGACATTCAGAGCAAACTTACCTGTCGCCTCCTGCATCTTCTTCATCTGCTCATAGATTTCCTTTGTGTCCTCTACGAGTTTCTTGGCTGCTGGGTCATTCTCACGCTCAGCCTGCGTCAGATTGTTTATCAGCATCTTATTGATGCGGTACTGGGCAGAGAGTGCATTGTACGAACCTGCCACGGCATTCGCCTGCTGCACCTGCAGCTTGTTCATCATGTTCTGCTCTTTTTGAACTTCCTTCAGCTCAGCAATACGCTTGGCCGTGTCGCTCTGGGCAAACTCCAAATCGCGGTAAGCCTTCGCCAGCCTATCCGCATCCGTCGCTGCAGCCTGCGTGCTCTTGCGTCCTGATTCCGTAGCACCAGACACCGAACGCAATGATGCAGCCATTGCCGAGGCCTGCACACGCACGCTGTTTGCTATGCCGTCATACGTCGACTGTAGACGCTCCAGCTGACCAATCAGTTTCTCGATACTGTCATCAGGCTGTATCAGGTCACTGTACTTTATTGGATTCTCTGCCATATATTTCTTAATTTGATATTTATTTTCGTTTTAACGCCGTTTTGGGGTCGTTGCCTAATAACTTACCCACCCGACTTATTTTGTGCGCTTAGAACCGAGCTTTTTACGCTCCTTCGCCATTTCGTTAAGATATTCATTGGCCGTATAGTATTCCATTACCGTCATACGCTTCGCATCGACGTGCAGGTTGCTACTGATTAGGAGGCACATCTTCTCATATCCCTTGTCGTGCTGGACACCGAAAGCGTCACGCCCCGTGAACTGTTTTGGCTTCACCGCCAGCACCATTCTGTCCTCCAAGTCCTTGATACGCTGTGTGCGCTCCTCGCTTTCACCTTGCGTCACCTGCTCCAGCATGGCCACCGTCCTGCGCTTCATATTGTCGTAGAACTCCCGTTCCTCCACGTCGGAGAAAATCTGCGGGAAATACAACATCAGGTCTTCATCTATTTTTTTTTTGACCGCCTGATGTAAGGCGGTTATCTCTTTCTTTGAAACGTCATTAAGCAACTGCCTGACGTTCTCCAGTCCCTCGTCGCTGAGGTCGTCACACGGCTTACCGTCTATCTCGGCCACCAATGCTGCAAAGCTGAGGTTACGCGGGGACTGCTCGGTCTGAATAACATAGACATTCTGCCGTAGGTTCTCCAGCTCCTTGCGGGCGTTGTCCGCATCACCATTGGCGAGGAAACGCGCCACCTTCTCGATATGCGCGTCGAAGGTTGCCATGTCGCTGCCTATGCCCGCATCAATCAGCAACATCTTGTTATACTTATGGAACCGCACCATCGGCATCTCATCGATGCTGTCGTACACCTTGATGGTATGCTTGCCTATTCCGAACTCCTTCATCTTGTAACGAGATATCTTGTCAACGGTGCTGCAAAGAACGGAACGAACACATACCGTGCATCATCAAGAGCCAGTACAAACAACAGCGAACATATTACGCACGCCCAGAACGACAGGCAAAACGAACAGCCAGCCATCTTTGCCAACAGCTCGTCACCATGTACCTGCATCCACTCCACTACTCCCCATTTCGTGAGGAGCAATACCAGAAACGAGGCCAGCAAGGCCACCAATACCACTATCGTTAAGAACTGTATCATATACAAGCATTTCTAATTATCATCTTACCATGGAAACGGAACCCAGCGAAGGGGCTCATCAGGAATTGATTATCCACCTCATCGAGCGTGAAGTCCTGAAAAACATTCTCCGCACGGCTGTAGATATTATCCAGCGTAAAGCTGCCGTTACGCAGAAATATACCACCATTAAGGACGTGCAGCACCTCGGCCTTCACATTCTCCGTATTACGCTCGTCCTTATCGTCCAGCGTGCGCATATCAAACCACATAATCAGCGAAAAACCGCTTGTCAGCTGGCTACGCTCACCGACAGCCCACTGCAAGGCCTCCGGCTCATCCATCGTGAAGAAACAGTAATTCCCAAACCCTTGATCGGGCAACAGCGTAAGGTAATCATCATCACCGATATAGATATTAGGGGTAAAGCGTCGCACGCCCTCGACCTTGCTCTGCAGGCGTTCCGCACGCCCGAAGATGTGGTCAAGCCACGGCAACTGCTTCGCCATCTCTTCCTGCATGTCGGCAATAACCTTGTCGAACAGTACGGGGTTGTTTACCTTCATTATTCTCTCTATGACTGCCATAATACTTTTCTCATCTTTTCAATTAATTCTTCGCGTGCACCCTTGTCATTCCAGATAATGTTCCATTTCTCCACACACAGACCAAATGCATTATTGCCGTACTTTCCCATGATGTTGGCAGCGTATGCCGTATCGGGTACAATACCCACACTGTCGCTGTCGAGCTTAACGCCCAAATCATCATGGAATACACCAGTAATATAGAGGTTCGGGGCGTCCGGGTTACGCTTTACGCTGTACGGATAGGATAACGTCTGCTTCCAGTCTGCATACCGCTGAGCGCTTTCCTTCGTACGGAAATACCCGCGAGGCTTCACGTCCTCGGTATAATATGGGTGCATATCCTCTCCGTCGCTGTTCTTACCTTCAAGGAGCTGTATCCGCTGCTGCTCGATGATATCCTGCTCATGAGGCACCAACACCTCACGGATGATACCACCCTGCATACCGTCACGCAAGGCGATAGCGCCAGCCAGCAAGGAATCAATAGCACCCATCACTCTATACCGTTGTATATTTCACACCATAAGGCCGACACGTCAGGCAGATACGGTCAATGCCACGCGTATCGAAATCCAGAGCCTTGTAGGCCTCCTCCAGCTGATAGCCTATGCCCGTCTTACGACCCTGAGGGTTGCCGTCGACCTCATAGAGCAGGTCGAACTGGCTGGCATTCGACTGGTTGCGGTTGACACGGACATTCGGGTTCAGAGCCAGCATACGGATGACACGAGCTGCCATCTCACGCTGCAATACCGTGGCGAACATCTGACGCTGCTCGATGATGAAGTCCGTCAAGTCGCAATGCACCGTTACCTCGACATTCAGTCCGTAGTTGACGGTATTCGTGTAGACGTTCTCCTCGATATCCCACAGCTCGGGGAAGTCCTTGAATGTTTCCGACGAACGGACACGGAACGGGGATATCTGCAGATACTTCGTCAGCTCCCGCCAGCTTGCAAGGTCACCAATATTACATGTTCCGCACGGCTCACGGCTCCAGTCCTTTGCCACGTTGATACATTCCATACCTTCGGGCAGTTCTGATTGGTCGTAGCACAGATACCATGCACCGCCGCTGTCGTTACCTTCGGAGATATAGGGCAGATACCAATCTTTCATGGTAAACCACTGGAAGCCACCATTCGTTTTTGTGAACTCCAAGTCCTCCACCTGTATCGGGTCTACCTGTGACGAATGGAACAAATACATGCGCACCTTACCCGTGGCACCTGTCATCTGCAAGCCGATACGCTCAATCTTCGCCGTGACACCCATCGAGCGCACGGGGATAACCTCAAAACCGACGAGCCGCTGACCAGCAGCCAGCGTGTTATTGATACGCCCAGCACCGTCAAAGAATGTTCTGCGTTCCATGATGGGCTTCGTCTCCTTCATCAGCGACTTCACCTGCAGGAACGTCTGCACCGTCTGACTGATGACCTGCTCCTGCAACTTCTGCATCCAAACGGTGAACGGGTCGTATTTCTCCCAGTAGCCAGCGTCACCGATGCCACCGTCTGACCGCGAGAAATCATTATTGAAGTCATCGTTGAAATCCTTCGTGCGAGGCTCTTTGGCTATGTTATCCTTCAAGGCACGGAATATCACGTCACCCCAGCGTACCACGTCACCCTGATGGTAGAACTTGTACTTATACCATAACGGGTAGATACTCGCATCCATCTGCGGCTGGACGCTGCGCAGGTTCTTAATAGTCACCATCGGGTGCGCACCCTGATAGGTCAGGCCGCTTTCCGTCAGCGTCATAATGGCAGGAATCTGCTCGTCGGGGATAAGTCCCTGCTCCCAGCCAACGAGGTGCTCGAGGGCGTTCTGTATTTCTTTGAAACGTATCATAATTGCTTCTGTTAATAATTAACGAGGGGACGGGGATATCCTCTGCCCCATCCCCTCGCGCTTGTTATGAGAAGTCGTAGCGATTCTCAACTACACCAATCAGGTCGTGAAGTCAAAGTCTGCCGGATTGGTCACGTAGACGGGCTGAGCCGCAAACGGAGTGTTATCAGCAGGCTTGGCAATCTGAGCCTTCATGATAGGATTGGCCACATGCTCGGGGTCGCTGTTGTAGGCAATGATGAATGCCACGTCAACGCTGAATCCGAAGTACTCCTTGCGTGCGCAAGTCATGTCGGCTGTTGCGTCGCCAGCGATGCCGCTCTGGTCACCTACTGCGGTGTAGTAGTGCGAGCCTACGGGCAGGTCGATGTACGGCAGGCGTACAACATCCCACTCGTGGAAGTTCGCACGGGCACGGACGAGAGCCTCACGGTCTACGCGGGTCAGTACGCCAACATTTCCGTCTGCCACAGCGTACAGCGTACCAATCTTCTCTGAAGCGTTGGTGAGCTGGGTGGTGTAGTGCAGAATCTTGTTGTCGTACTCCATACGCTTGTTGACAGCGTTATAGACGTCATGCTGAGCGAGCTTGCGAATCAAGCTGTCGACACCAGCGTTACCGATGAGGTGGATGGTCTCGGGATAAGCGTTAGCACGCATCATGGGATTCAGATCGCCGAGAATCTCGCTGGCCATCTGCACGGGAACGTTGATGACGTTGCTCGATGCGGTGTACTGCAACAGGTCGGCAAATACCTGCGTCTTGGCAGCCTCAAGAGCCGTAATAGCGGCAGAGTCGAGGGTGGTAGCCAACGCACGGCAGACCTTCTCCATCTTACGATAGAAGTCTTGGTCGTAGCCAATCTCGTTGTTCAGGTACATCTCGGGAACCATCGTGAAGCCCACGGCGTAGGTCGTCCATACGATAGTATAGAGTGCCGAGGTGTTCTCGTCGTCGTTGATGGTGCAGGTGCGGACGTTCGATACCGTCACGTCGCCATCGTAGTTGATAACTGGAACCTGCACGGTGTTGCCCATCGAAGCGAAGGCACGGTCGCGGAGGTTCGGACTGATGATAGAATTAGGAGCGTCGGTCTGCTCAATGAAGAAATCGAGAGCACCGTACTCCAGCGGGCGGAACATATTGCGGTCCAACTCTGGATTCGCAATGCGCCAGTCCTGCAATCTGGTTGCTACAAGTGACATAATTCTTTTGTTTTTGAAAAGTTAAACGATTGAGCTGACCCTTTGCTCGTTAATTAATACATTCTTATTGACGTGGTAGTGAACTGATGTTGTTATCCGTCCATGCCTTCTGGTAGGCCTCTTGGTAGGCTTTCGAGCCACGCGTCAGGCCTTGCGCATTCAGCTGGTTGTGGATAATGTCATCGGCCTCGGACTGCGTGCGTGCCAGCGACACGTCCACAGGGATTTCCTGTGCGTCGACTTGCTGGCGTGGCTTCGTGCTTGCTCCAGGCTCCTTACGGCCTTCATCGAGGATTCCCATCGTGCGGAGTTCCTTCTTCAGAAGCTCCTCGGCGGTGAACGGCTCCAAACGGTTCTCTGGGTTGCGGGCGATAGCACCGTCCTGACCCTTGAACACCAGCTGCTTGCCACCCTTGCCATCGTCGATGAACTCGGGGTTCATGCCCTTCACGGTATTCACGGCCTGCGACAGCAATGTGTCGACGGCAGCCTGTGGGAACTCGGCCTTGAACTTCAAGCCAGCCTTTGCACCTTGCAGGACATTCTCAATCTGCATGTTCAACAGCTCGGCAGCGTGTCCGTCCTTCATCTTGTCGTAGTCAGCCTTTAACGTGTCGAACTGCTGACGAACAGCGGTTAGGTCTGCATTGGCCTGCTGCAGCTGACGCTTAATCTCTGCGTCGCCACCCTTCTCAACGGCCTTCTGCAAATTGTCACGCTCTTTCGTGAGCTCCGTAATCTTAGCATTCAGAGCGTCCACGCCGTTAGCCTTTTCGGCGAGGACTTTAGAAGCACGCTCCAAGTAGTCGTAGGTCTTTTCGTCGCCATTGCGCTGCACACCCGTACTTTTCAGGATGGTTTCATCCAATCGGTTGTACACCTCACGGAACTTAGCACCGATGACTTGGTCTTCGTCGTTCTTTGACAATGTAAGGATAGCCTGCTGCTGCTCCTCACTCAGTCCACTTAATGCGGCATCTGCCGCGAGCATTTCCTGTGTAATCATATTCTTACCCTTTGAATAGTGATGGCCAACTTATTTTCCAGTAGCGTCGGCCTTTTCTACCTTCTTAGTGTTTCCACCCTTTGCAGGGGCTTTCAACATTCCAATCTCTTTCAGCTCTGCGAGGATTTCCTTCTTTATCTGCTCACGCTCGGCGGCCTTACGCTTAACCTCGGCCTCCTTACGCTGCTGGAAGGTCATCTCCTGCATATCCCTACGCTTGGCCTCCTGCTCGGCATTATATTCGGTGGGGTCGTAGAGTACTACGATATCCCATCCCTGCTGCTTGAGGTTGCGGGAAAGTGTTGGGTACATCTTCGCGTCGAACTTCTGAATACGTGGCTTGCTGATACGCTTGCCATTACGCGGATTGAACTGCGTCTGCTCGATGCGACAATGGAACGTGTTCTCCTCACCCTTCGGAACGATATAGTTCTCGGGTGTGACTTCGAGGATGGGTACATCCTTCGTTGCTGCTCCAAACTTGACTCTCATAACGTTTAGAATTTAATTGTTAATACTTATAATAACTATTATTCATTAATTGGTGGTTCGTTACTCTGTTGTGGCGCAATCTCACGGGCATAGTCCATAAGACGCTCCTTAATGCTCTGAATCTTCCTGTCGTAGTCGATATTCTCACCGAAGGAAATAATGTTCATATTCTCCCGCTCGAAGCGACGGATGAAATCGGCAAAGTTCAGCTTCACCAGAAACTCCTCAATGCTGACGATATTCTTCTCATATAGTGACTGCACCTCGTCACGCGTCAGGTGGCGGTACGGCTCCAAGTCGGAGAGAATAATCATACGCTGCATCTGCTGTGGATTGTGGCGGTACTCCGTCTCAATAATCTGCTGCAGTAATGCGTCAAGGTCTGCCTCACTCATTCCTGCCTCCTTCGCATCCTTGTAACGCTTGCGGAGCTCGTCGCTGGTGAACAGGTAGAACTCCGTGCCATAGTTGATAGAACTCTGAATGAATGACTTTCCGTAACGCTCACGGCAGCAAGTGTCATCGACCCACTTCTGTGCTGCCTCGAAACCTTTCTTTACCCTTTGCAGGACGGTCGACTGGCTTTCGAAGTTTGCCTTGATTTGCTGTTCGTTCAGTGCGTCACGCGTCGTTATTTCCTCATTCGTGCCGACAATGGCCGTGATGATGTCAGAGCGCAACCGTAACGCCTCGTCACGGTTATAATCAAGGCTGTTGCGGTCTACTGACAGCATGCCGACGGGATTGCTCAAATCGGGCTGTCCCTCATCCTTGTTAGGTACGGGAACCTCAACGAACGAGCCAGCACCCGTGATACGTTTCTCTGAACATATCGGGCACGGCATCAACAATCCGTTATTGTCGTAATGCCAGTGGCCGTGCTTATCCTTCAAGAAACCACCGTCGCAGTAGTCACCCGTCTCATCGTTATGGAAATCGCAGTCGCGCTCATAACCCCAATATATCGGGTAACTTCCATACGTGTCGAGATGACGCTTGCTGATGGCATAGAACAGATACCAGTCGAGGCGGTCAAGCTCCTTTGTTACTGGGCTGGCCTTGATGTCGGGATTGTCTAAGCTGATGGGCTCGTTCCAAAAGAAATGAGCGGGGCAGTAGCCGAGGTCGTGGCGTGCCTCCACCAGCAACTCACCGACTTCATTACCCTTGCTACGGAACACCCGTCTCGATTCATCATCGAACACCGCGATACGGTCTTCATCCTGACGGAAGATTATCCAGTGCATCTGCCCCGTGGTTGGGTCTGCCTTGAAGTCTATCACGTCACGGATAGGTAGCCAGTAGAAATATGGCTGCGGATAGCGGTCTCCCGCCTCCTGCTCCTCGGGGAGGTCAATGATAAGCACGCTGTTAATCTGCGTCTTAAAGAAGTCCCAGCCCTTCGTCTGCCATATCGTAGGCTCATGGAGCTTTTCTTGCCTGTACCATTCCCAGTCGTCTCGTTGCTCGGTGGCTGCAAACTGATAGTTGAATGCGGGATTGCGCCCGTCAAATATGCGGCTCAGCTTGTCGTATGCAACCGCCAACACCTCATTGGTGACTACTGGAAAGCGGAACAGCGTCTTGAACGTCTGGTATTTGTCCTTCGGTATGAGGTTCTGCACCATCGAAAGGAAGTCGATAAGAGCCTGCGCGACACCCTCACGGCCTGCCAAGGCGGTTGTCATCATATCCGCCTTCATGCCGCGATATGTCCATGAGGCCAAGGCTGGTGTGCTCGGAACGACCTCGCTATGGAAGCGTAGGCGGTTCTGATGCAACACAGCAAGCGCGATATTCACTTTCTGTCGCTGCTCACTTGCCTTCCTTCTTATTTCTTCTAACGATAGTGCCATCTTCGTTACGCTGATATTCGGAATCCTTCGGCAGCACCCAGCCGCTATTCTTTATCTTTAGAATGTTCTCTGCATGCTGCACACCGAACTCCATTATCTCGCCTGTGGCCTCACAAAGGAGGCCTACCTTCGTCTCCTTTGCCATAGCCTTATGTAGCAGGGATTAAGTCAGTGAGCGGGTTGAAGTCCGTAGGAACTACAATGGCGAGGTTGTCGCTGTAGTTCGGCAGGAACGTAAACTGAATGGCATTGCTGTCTGGTGCTTCAAGTCCGCCATGGGTCTTGTCACCTATGAACAGCGAACGGATGGGAATGGGGCTGTAATCGTCTGCACCCGAGCCTTTCACGGACTCAATGGCACCATTCTCGTCAACGAGATAGACACCGAGATTGTCAGCCTGTGCCTCACACTGCAGAGCCTTCATAGCCTTGATGACACTCTGTGCCACGCTACGGATAACACCGTTGAAGGTGCTGGGCTCACGACCGATAACAATCTCCACACCACCCAGCGTCTCATTGCCACCACCAAAGGTACGGGGACTGCCTGCCTCCTGAGTGGGAGCCTGCACATAAGGGCTGATGACTACCTTAGAGCCATCGACAGCGGCCATCAATGCCGTCCACGATGCTTTCAGGGTAATCTTAGCTGATGTTGAAAAACCATTCTTCGTGCCGTCGGCCTTTGCCAGACGCTGGAAGATAATTTTCTGAATCTGTCCGAACGATTCAGGACAGCCAGCATTGGGAATAGTCGTCAACGCTGCTGCACTAGGACAAGTACATAAATTCATAATACTTTTCGCTTTGTTTGGTTAATAATTCATTACGTAACGATTCTACTAACCCTTTGTGAATCTGCGGCAAAGATACGGAATTTCCGTATATGTTGTATATTTATTCCTTATTTTTCCGTATATTTTAGAATGTTTTAACAAAAAAGCCACCCCTATTCATCACGAACGGGGATGGCAAAGTTCAAACTCATAAAACAAAGTCTGTGAAAGATTCACTGAAGAAAATAGTGTATTAAATCAAATTCAAGATATTACAGGTATAACAGAACCTAAAAAAAAATACGAATCCCCACACAGACTAATTACGCACCCTGACACCTCGCACCTCACGGCGGTTGCTCAACTTCGCCAAGCTGACGTATCGGATTGCGTCTATTCCGTGGTTATTCCTGTCCTCTGGCTTATTCGTCATATTACCGTCCTTATCCTTGCCCCACTGGTACGAGCGAAGGTTCGACAATATGCCAATACTCCGCCGCGTGACATGCAACCTGTATCGTTTCAATATATCTATTCCGCTGACGATGCTGTCTTGCCCCTTCGGGCTTGCTATCACCCACAGCCCTGCCGCCTGCAACTCACGTATGCTCTTAGGCTCCGCACAATCCGCTATTATCTGGTCGTTATCCGTCAGCCCGTCACCCTTCGCACGCTGGGCAATATCGGGGTTCGTCAGTCCCGTGCTGTATATTACCTCGTCAATCCACAATTCACCATGCGCCAGTACTACGTGCTCCAATGCTGACGGATCGTTCGTGAAACCAAAGTCGAGGCCATAGGCACTCATCTTCCACTCCTCACGCTGCGGCATAGCGTCGCAGATGTCCCAGTTCGTCAGTACCAGCCCCTCAATCTTTCCCGTCAACCCACGGGCATAGACCTTCCATAATTCTGCATCCTCTATGCCCTCAATGCGAGCGTGCTCCTCGCTGGTCAGGAAGTGGTTCTTACGGTGGTCGCTGATTATCAGCCGCACGCCGTCACGGCCTATCACCTCATCATGCACCCAGAAACGTGCCGTCGGGTTGTAGTCGATGAATATCCGCCTACGGGTACGGATAGCCAGCTGCCAATACACTTCGTACGGTATACCGTTCGCCTCGTTGACGAATAAGTAGTCACGCTTGCCACTCTTTGCGTCCTGTGCATCCTTGAAGCTGGAGAACTCGATAATGCTGCCGTTGATGCACTTGAAGATACGCTCACCCTCGTTGACGTAAGGAAATACCAGCGTCAGCACATCACTATTATTGCGGATGTTCGTAGCGTCACGATATGCACCTTTCTTCAAGTTCGGCACATCCTGACCGCATACCGTCACCACGATATTAGGCTGCTGCATAGCCAAGAAGAACAGCACCTGCATGATAGCGTACGTCTTGCCAGATGACGTACCACCCTGATTGACTACGACACGCTCCGTGGCGTTCAGATTCGCGTCATACAGTTCAGTTACTTCATACAGAGCTGTTCCTTCCATTACTGCTCACGTTCTGCGTCCACGTCAGCCTCCGACGACGGGAAGCCGTCAGCGCCCTTTTTATCATATACGTGAGTAACCTGCAGCCCCTTCATGATGTCACCGAGGTTGATATTGCCGTCCGTGCGGTTCTTCCAAACCTCGGGGCACTTGTTCGACAGGTAGAAGCGGATGGCCTCTATCGACTGCACGACACGTTTCTTTGTGCGCTTCTGCTTCTTGATTACAGGGATGTATTTCTCTAATGCGTTTTGGTTGGGGTTCGGACGGCTTTCGTATTCCGTCGCCACCTCCTCATACTCAAAACCCAACGCAAGGTCAAGCAACGACTGCTCAACCTTTGCGATGGACTTTTTCTCTCCGACCTCTCGCGCACGTTGTACGGACTTGGAAAAGTTGTCATAGTCCGTTATCCACGAATAGAAGGTGCTTTCGTTGATTCCGGCTTTCTCCGCTGCCTCCTTGTTCGTCAGTCCGTCCTCGAGGTATTCAAGGATACGCGGTGCTACTTCTTCGTATCTGCTCTTTGCCATATCTTATCACATTTAGTGAGCCGTGATGTCGTTTATTATGCAATAAGCCCCCACTCCGCGAAGTGCTCAAACGAGCCGTGCTGCGTCATGATATACAGCCGTGCCTGCTCAACTACTGCATCGTATGGAACCGTTTCAGCCGCACCGTCGGAATATCGGAACGTCACTTCTTTATCACCGATGGCCGTGCATGCTTCTACAACTTGTTTGCTCGCTTGTGCCTTGATATGGCAGACGATGTTGACGCTCACGTCGGCCTTGCTCAAATCCTTTCCGTGCAGGCCGCCACCCGTTACGGCGTCGCCCATGTCCGAACCCAGCTTGCGGTTCGTTGCGCCACTGTCAACATCGGTTCCGCCAGCCCACTCGCCAAGAGGGTTTATTTCTGCCTGCATGCCGTCGGCCTCAATAGCCATCTGAAGCTCGTTTACCTCTACTGTCGGCATATTGCTCTGGCAGATAATATACTTATCACCGTCTATGATATACTTTCCGTCGCTTCCGTACTGCTCTGCCAGCTTCCTTGCGAGAGCAGTCAGCGTGCGCTGCTCAGCTGTAACGGGTACACCACGGAAAATGCCGTTGTCGCCAACTCGCAGCCCGTTGCGTTGGTTGTTGCTCAGGTGCTCGTCCTGTGCAACGATGGTAACGCGACAGTCTGCCACATCAGGCAGAAAACGCTTCACGACAGCCTCTACATCCTGCATTTTCAGCTCTGCACGCGTCAGGTCTGTCTCGATGATAACATTCGCTATACCGTGCCCTATCAGCACCTCTACGGCGATACGTGGATTACTTTTCAGCCAGCCACCATACGCGTTGGTGTAGGCTTCGTCGACGATGGCTCCTGCTATGCGGTCAGCCACTTTGTCGGGATGATGTGGGTTTACTTTCTCGAACATAATTATCGTTATTTTGGTTTATTTTTGTCGCTGGCTCGTTTTTATTTGCTTTGTGGGCAATTACCGAGCCGTTAATATTTTAACGTTCCTGCGGCTCTTAAATCGTTCTTTCCTTGTCGTATACGTATATCAGGTCACCGTTCTCGTCTTTCCCTTCAGGCCGCATAACGCCCTCAAACATCTTGTAAGGTGACTGGCCGCTCTGTGGATTGTTCCATAGCCAGCGCATGTACTCTGCCATAGTCATACCTTCGAAATGACTTCTGTTTTCACAATCTTTGGTGTTGAATCCTTCAGCCCTACGAAACTCGTAATCGTGCAACATATCAATGTCGTTGCAGATTTCCGTCCAACGTATAGAACCGTTCTTCTTGCAGAGCTGCAGAGCTTCGCAGAACTGACCTCGGCTGTAATTCCACGATTCAGGCAAACCGCAACACGAACCGTTACAACACAGCTCCTTGAAGTGTGCATCGCTTACATAGAAACGCATACCCAGCTCATCGCAGAGGTTCTTCATATTCTCCATAAACGGACGCTTTACCTTACGGTTCAGCCGTAGGTAGCCTGCACTTACGCTGTACTTTTTGTAAAAGTCGAACAGGTCGAAACCGCACTCACGGTTGAATATCGGTGCATTGTCCTTCAATACCTTGCTACGCTGCTCCACACAGAAGAACTCCGTACTGAGTGCCGTCGCTCCACGCTGCGAGGCCTCACGTATCAAGTCAAGGTACGACGGAGTGCTGATGCCTATGATGAACGGACGCAGTCGCAACGTTGCACCGCCAGCGTTGGCCTCGCATATTCTACGGATGGCATCTAAGCGTTTCTGTGGACTATCCACACCACGCTCAATGATGTGTGCCTTCTTTTCGTCAAGGGTAATAATGGAAAATTTAAAGTTCCAATTCTTCTGCCCCTCTATCAGACTCATGTAACGGTCATCTTCCGTGAACCATGTCGCCTTAGTAGAAAAGCACAGCGGGTAATCTATTTCTTTAAAGAATTTCAGCAGCTCCAGTGTCTTGCCATATTTCTTTTCGAAATTATCGAACTCGTCAGACAATCCGCCCCACTGCATCACCTTGCGCTGCTTGATGTACGTAGCGAACTGACCTGCGTATTTGTCGGGCTCGCTGAACATTCGTTTTACTTTCTCTACGTTTACAGGGTTGCAAACTTTATGTAGATATGCGTCTTTCGCTGCACCAAGCGCACGCTGAAACTGACTGAAACAATACAGACAGCCATACGAACAGTTGCTGTACGTATCAAACGTCATTGGCATTGAGCAATCCGCTATCTCATTACTCCATCTTGGACTTCCGTAGTATTTCATTACCCTATAAATTTGATTTCTCCCTTACGTGTTGGATGCAGTTTTATCAGTTCAGGATAAGCCGAAACCAGCAGTTCCGCCAACTCCTGATGGTCGTTACGTTTCCACGCTTCCTCACAACCACCTGCAGTCTTATGTTTGGCTGCTGCTGCGAACATATTGAAACGAGCGACACCCTTTCCCTGTGTCATTAGACGAAGACTCAGTTCGTAGTCCTCCTTTACAAAGAACTTAGGATCGAAGCGTACGGAAGTGTCGAGCAGCCCGAAAAGCATTCCTACGATGATGTTGCGCTTTATCGTCTTTGACATCATGAAAGGATTCTCGCAGCAATAGCCACCAAACAGGACGACGTTCTTTTCACGGCACATCTTATAGCAACGTTCCATCAATTCACGAAACTCCTTACCTACGAGTTTCTGTTTCTGCATTGTGATAATATGGCTGATATCGTCATCCAACATCAGAACCTCAGTTATTCCATTGCTTTCACAGTATTCAAGTAGTGTGTTCCTGTTATCACCACAGCTATGACCTTCCTTATAAATGACGGTAGCCCGTTCACCGTATAATTCTGAATATTTCTCATAATCTTCTGTGGTCTGTGTCCCTATGATAATTTCTTCCTGCGTAAAAGCGTCACAGAGGAAGTCAAGCGTCGTTACTTTTCCAGCACGCTTGTATGATGGTATTGCAATAGTCATTTCGCTAATTCTTCATATCTATAGACAACCTTTTTCGTGAGGTCATCAGTAGTTATTCCAAGAAGTTCTGCAACCTTTTCGGCTTCTTCTTCACGATAGCATAGTATTACCCTCTGCATAGCAGTCTTATCGTCACCCTGTAGCTTTTCCAAATCATCAGGCAACAAGTCTTGACCTTGCAACTCTGGTGGTAAATTGCCCCCCCCCACTTTCAGGACTACCGAAGTCAGGAAGCTGTGTGTCTACGCCCCAATCCTCAAGTCGTGCGCTGTCCCAGTTCTCCAACTCGTCATAGTCCCAGTCACCGAACGAAACGTTATCCTTGATGATAAATTGCTGCTTCTCGCTGTCAGTCATCTTGCTGGCATACTGCACCTCGGCCTGTGGCTTGTTCAGGAAGTTATCCCAAAACTCCATAACCTCACGTTTCTTGTCATCCGGCAGCTCGTTATACTCCGTCAGCGATTCAATATGGCTGTGGAGCTCCTCTGGGGTCATCTGTGCGATACGTCCGAGTGCTGTCTGCCTCATGTTACCACCCAGCACGCAGTTGTCATCATCCAGCGTGATAGGTCGCAGGCTCATCATCTTTGGGAATACGAGCAGGCTGTTGATGAGTTTCTTTAGCTTGCTTTCGCTGATAACTCGCGGGTTCTGCTGGTTAGCCTTAATCTTCGCCAACGGCAGGAATTTACGTTTTACATCCATAAATACTTTGTTTTTAAAGTTTTAACGGACGCAAAGATACGGAAAATCCTTATTCCTGATACTGTAACCCCTTATTTTTTAGAACGTTTTAACAAAATACGGACACAAAAAACCCAGTGGCACTCACAATACCACTGGGAAGTAAAGTCAGGACGTGCCCTTCGCGAAGGCTACCTTCATAGTTCGTCGGCAAAGGTACGCATTATTTCCCACACCTCCAAACAAATAGAGGATTATTTTTCCTTTTTCCTTTTCTTGTATTTCTCTCCAGTCAGAGCCTCCCACATCGAGCGGGCATGCGTTCGGTGCATATTTCCGCGAAATGTTCGCGTCTCATCATGCACAAGGAACGAGCCAAACGCACCACGGGTGATATAATTCTTTGTCGGGTTCTCCAATTCTACGACATCCTCACCTTCCACATGCAACTCGCTAAGAAACTCCAGATACCGCACCGCATCCGCGCTGTCACCAAGCAACACCGTAACATACGGCTCGTATCTGTTATCCGTCCGCACTTGTATGCTGTACGTGCTGTCGATATTCACCAACCTCACACCGTTCATGGCCAGCGACGCAATGACATTCGTCTTGTGTACCTTCTGCCCCACCGCTGCAAGCGAAAGGCACATCAGCAATAAGATGATAATTTTCTTCATAGTCTTTCTTTTTTTAGGTAACATAAAGACGGACGGCAACACCAAATGTCATCACCGCCCGTCCTATCATTGCCGAACTTTTAATTAGAAATCAATCTTTGGCTCATACACCGAAAGCACCTTTTCCTGCGCCTCCTTGAAAAAATCCTTTTTAATCTCGAAGCCATACGCACGCCGCATGGTCTGCATGGCCGCCAGCAATGTTGTGCCACTGCCAGCGCACGGGTCGATAACGACATCACCCTTGTCCGTGAAGATGCGTATCAACTCCTCCAAGAGCGGCACGGGTTTCTGCGTCGGGTGCACCTTCGGGGTCTTCATATCCCGTGGCCACTCAAACACGTTGAATATCATGCGCCCGTCATTGTTGAACTTCGGCAGCTTGTCCTTATACAACACCAGCCCGTATTCGCAGTTGCCCACAATCTTCATGTTCGCCTTCAATACCTGTGCGCTGAAATTCTTACGAAACACCAGCGGGATATAGTGCATGAATCCATACCGCCTACCAAGGTCGATATAATACTGCAACTGCTCGAAGGCACAGAACAACACCATACACGGGGCTTTCGATTTTCGCTTCGACCCTGCCATCTGGTTGGCGTCACCCTCAAGATCTGCATCACTCACGCCCGTCTTTGGCTCCTTGACAAGCATCTGCGAGCAGAAATGCATGAACTCCGCAGGGCGGAAATCCTTATCCGTATCGAAAAACTCCTTACCTGCCAACTCACTTTCTCCATTCTTATTGTCGCCATCCTTATACCATGCGGGATTGCTGGCATAGGCGTTCTTTCCGAGATTATATGGCGGGTCAGCGATAATCAGCTGCGCGTGCGGTATGCCATACACCTTGAAATTCTGGAAATGGTCGTTAAATAACTCAACTTTTTTCATACTCTATTCTCCTTAATTATGATTACTTTTACTTTATCCCTATCTTTCAGTCCGAAATCTTCAAGACAGAAAGAATCATGTGCTATACAGCCGTAGGTTTTATCATCATCGCTATAGTAGTCAAAGGTAATATCACCATCAATCGCCTTTGCCATTATCTGCTGTTTCATCCTCTCCATGCCATACTTGATAGCATCGTCAAAGGCAGGCTGGCGGTGTTCTTTCTCTATGATACCCATCACGAAGTCACGCTCTATCTCTGCTTCTTCCTCTGTCTGTTTATTGCAGGCAGCAAGGCGATTCTTTACAAACTGCTCTTTCTGCCACTTAGCACCTGCCTTGAAAGACTGTTCTGCCTCAGTATTGGCAACTCCAATGGAAGGGCATAATTCATAAGCATACTTTTCTGCCGCTTCCTCTAAATCCTCGCTTACAGGCTCTTCTCTCCATTCGTTAATAATGAACTGATGATATTCTTCCATAGCCTTATGCAACCTTGAAGCATCAGTAGTAAGATACTGTGCAGCATAGTACATTGCATCGGCAAGTTTCTTAATCTTTTCTAACTTTGCTTTGTCTGTCATAACTTATTTGTTGTTTTTACTTTATACATGTCATACTCACATAAATCAGTCCTATAATTCCTTTTAGGACATCCCCAAAGTTTACAATCACTACAATGCCTTACTTTGTCTGTCATAACTCTATAATCCTAATTTTGCATCAATCCAACTTACTGCATTACGCATTCGCGTCTGCAACTCCTCACGCTCCGCACTCGTCATCCGTGCACCATCGATGGCGGCCGCACTGTCGCACTCCATAGCCAGCGTTGCCAGCTGGTTGCGCACCTTCAAAATCCATTTGTGTCTTTTCATAAATCTTTGCTTTTAATTGCCAACTCACAACCTAACACATCCGACACGCGCGTCAGGATATCCAACGGGACGTTGAACGCGCCAGCTTCTATCTTCTCGATCGTTGCAGGCTTCACGTCTGCCATTTCCGCCACCTGCTCTACGCTCCAGCCCTCGGCCTCGCGATATTCCCTGAACTGCACCCCAATCTTCCTGCGGTGCGCTGTCGTCACTTCCTTCATACTCGTTCTACTTTGATTGTTACTTTCCATTCGCCTTTCATAAAATTAATCTCATTTCCTTTGGCTCCCAGCTCCTCGGCCATTCCGATTAATACTTCAATTTCTTCCTTCATAGCTTTACTTTTTCATTACCCACGGATTATTTCCACTCTCAATTTCCTGCATGATTTTGCTCGTAATAAACTGTTCAAGTTCATCGGCCTGCTTTTCGTGGTACATCTTCAACAATTCATCACGCTGTACCACTAATAATGACATGATTTGATTGCTATTGATAGCATGATTCCAATCAACACCGCTCAACCACGATATATGTACCGATTTCGTGTTTAATACAATATCATTCATTACTGGGCTATTTTTCCACTCCCACACCGTCCTAATGGGTGTCGTGTGGTAACGCATATCCCTACGCATAGCATCATATCTTGCTACGTTGAATGTCAGATTGATGCAACTGCCCTCTGACACTCCGATTGCTTCTAAATACTCTTTTACTCTCATAGTCGTTAATCTTAAAATGTTATTATTTATCGTTTATTTCTATTCTAAGCGGTTTTTGGCCGTCGTGCTGATAACTTACCCACCCAGCGACCAAAACCATCTTAGAACTCCTTATTTTCCGTTTGCGTCGATAATCGCAACGCGATAACCCTTCCTCACCAGCTTCGGCAGGTAGATGTCAAGGAACTTGTGCGCAAAAGCCACATGATAATTGCCCCACAGGCTCATCAGCTCCTCATCCAGCACATCGGAACACGTCACCGCGTCATCACGATACACGTCAAAGGTAAAATCATTGCGGAACAGCAGAATGGCATCAGGGTACTTCGCCTTGACCTCTCCATACGTCTTGATGTCCGCAGGCACCTCGTTGTCGGCACTCAATGTCGGTGCCATAGAATAATTGCCAGTAGGATACACCGTCTCCGCGTTACGCAATTCCGTCAGCTGCTTATTGATGCGGAATCGTGAATGCGCACCCAATCTCTCACCATTGCTGCGTATCTGCTCCATCACCACCGTCGACGCTGTGCGGCTGATGACCTCATACGTCCAGATGCACTCGCTGTCGCAAATACTCCTCATAGCGTAACGCTTTCCTACCTTGAATGTTTTCTTTGTCTCCATAGTCATTTTCTTTTATGTGGGTTATTACTTCTCGATGATATACTTCTCAACAAAGATGTCGAACAACGGCAGGCCGTCCTCTACGTCGATATAAAAGCGCACGCTGAAATTGTAACGTACCTTATACCAGCTTATCACTTCCATAACGCTCTCCACGGCAGCACCCGTCAAAATTCCGCTGCCTTGGCCGTTGGTCATTACCTTGATGTGCGGCTCATCGGCCTGCACCATTTTCACTTCATAGCTGTTGAAACAATCCACGGCATCCTTCAGTTCTGCCATCAGTTCCTTTGCCAACTTCTGCTGTGCCTTCTTTGTCTTAATCTCAATCTGTTTCATAATTAACAATATTTCTTGATTACGTTTATCAATTCATTACGTGTGTAACCTATCAGCTCAAGGCCTTTTTTCATGCTTGCAAAATACATCCTCGGCACAAGTTTGTTACCACTTGCGTCACGTCCGCCTAATTCCTCTTTGTGCCAATGACCAATGATACGCGGTGCGAAGGCTCCGACCTTCACTTCAATGTTTCCGTTCTTTTTTAATGTCACTTTTGCCATAATTTCTTTGTTTTATTTGGTTTGACTTCTGATTAATGGTAGGGGTTGCCCCCTACCTGATTATGAAATTTGTTCTGCATAATACTCGTTTTCGGGATGTACTGCTATCATTGCCTCCAAAGCGATTGTTATTCCACCTGTGCAACGTCCTGTTGCTGTGAACAAAACTCTTTCAATACCTGTTGTCTTGTTAACTTCGATGATGTTGTAAGTTTCCATTTTTCTTGTGCCAGTATTTATCCTGTTGCCCCCAGTTTTAATTGTTTGACGATGCAAATTTAAAAAGAATTTCCGAATGCACAATCGGAATCTCCGTACTTTCTTTTTGTTTTTAAAGTTTTTTAAAATAGACATTCCGTATTACTCGGAGTTTTTAAAAGATTTTAAAACTTTAACCCCACATAATACACCAAACAAAAAAAAACGTCTGCCGACCCATCACGGGCAGACAGACGAACATTCAATAGTGCTTGAAAATTAAATGAAGAAAATGTATGTAAACACTAATGAACCTTTTTGCTTTCGGCCTCTCGCTTCTTATGACGCGCCACGACCTCGCCGTATGCTGCCATACATACCCGTTTGATGTAGTCGCGCTCCGTGGCCGAAAAGCCCTCCAGCTGCTTCGCAATAATCAGCTTATACGCTGCCACCATATCTTCCACGTTGAACACCTCACGCTCACGTAGGCTGTTAATCGGGTTACGCTGCAAGCGCAACTTCTTCGTGAACGCCACACGCATCATACGGTCGTGGTACTCTGTCTCATGGGCTATTATCTTACCCAGCTCCGTGCGGAACTCCTCACTATCGAGGAACTCGCCAACGGTCATTTCCTTTAAATTCAATTCTGCCATAATCTCAAATTCTATTTTCGTCTACTAATCTCTTTATCTCTGGATTCAAGTCCAGTGCCTCGCCTGCCGCATCATTCAGAAAGTCGGCACGCTGGTACTTGGTAAGTATCATACGGACACCACGCTGGCAGGCGGGGTCATCACGCAAATTGACACGCTGCAATACCTGCTTACCCGTCAAGGTAGCTACTGCACGCCATAGCGATTCGCAGGCCGTGAGCCGTCCCTTATTGAACGTCTCGGCAATGCATATCGGTGTCTGTCGCTGGTACTGTGCGGCCATCGTGTCATACATCAACGTGGAAAGTGTCACCAGTGCCAAGGCGACCTGCACCTTGGATAATGCCTCGCTGTTCTTTACTCCCTCACCATCCATCTTATTTTTGATGACGGAATACAATTTCTGCACATCCGGCTGCAAACGCTCTGCCGCCCGTGTGATCATGTCAGCCCAGAGATAATACCTGTCATCTGCAAATTCATCGAAATGCTTGCGCACGGCCTTGTCATACTTTTCAAACTCCTGCAGGGCTTTCAATGCCTTGACCTTCACCTGCTGTCGCATCATTCCTGCATCCGTCATCGCTTCCACGGCATCATCCATCGCGAGGAACGCGCACTGGTTTGCCGTGCCTATCATTGGCCAGAACTGATGCGAAAACTCGTCACACAGCTCGTTGGCCTTGTCGACCTGCATCTGGTATAGCGCACTGGCTATCCCCTCACTCGTCTGTCTTGTCTGTATGTTCATTTCTTCACCTCCCTTAATATTCCTTCACGTACCAATATCTTTGCAAAATTCTTAATATTGAGAGCCTGCCGATATATGCAGTAAGGTTCAACAACCAACTTGCTTTTCCGTATAGGATGGCCATTTAACCCTACTTGCACCTCATACTGCACGGGTGCCTTCTTTACCTCACCCGTCTTGTAATTGAACGAGAACAGCGTATGCCCTGCACGCTTGCGCTGTCTGCCAATCAACTTATATTCGTGTTCCTTCTGCTGCACCTGCTCCGTCTGCGGCTTCAACAAACACTCATACCTTGAAAAATCAAATATTTCTGCCATATTCTTATTGTCTTATTTGTATATAACCCCTGCGCTCCGTTTCCTTCAACAGTTCCCAGTCCTCATCTTTGATTTCTACGGGCTGGCAGGTGACACCATTCACCGTGACACAATTCGGAATGCCGAAACGCTTCTCTATCTTGTATATATCATCCCAGCCGCACTTAAAGTATATCCTTACTTTCTTCATACGCTATCAGAATGGTAAATCCTCGTTCTGTTCCTTGTACTCCTCACGTTTCTCTATCTCTGCAAAACGCGTATGCCGTCCGTTGAATGCTACCAGCGTACTACCCGTACCCACTCCTCGACCCTTCGCAAGAATCAGCTTAGCCGTATTGTGTATGCTCGCATCTTTGAACTCTCCCTGGTACTTCGTCACCTTGTTATCGGGGTATGCCTCCGGACGGTCAATCAATACAACGTTGTCCGCTGATTCCTCAATCTGCCCCGAACCTCGCAAGTTACGCAATGACGGATGCAGCTCCGATCGGTTCAGCTGGCTTAACGCTATCACCGCAACGCCCGTCTCCTTCGCTATGTTCTTGCACTGACGCGCCATATAACTCATACCGCGTTCCTCATCGTCCGCGGCCGATTGGTTGAATATCTGCAGGTAGTCAATGATGGCCAACTTGATACCCTTAGACTTTGCCAGCTTGCGAATGCTGCGGATAACCCTATCAAACGATACCGTACTACGGTCGTCGAAATAGATTGGCAAATCCTTGAAACGTCCTATCACCTCACGCAAGGACTGCAGCTGCGTATCGTTCAGCGGCTTGTTCATAATGACATACGCGGGTGTGTTCATCGCCTCACTGATGGCACGCGACGCAAGCTCCGACTTCGACATCTCCAGCGAATAATATGCCACCGCATTACCATTCCGCGCCACCGCCTCGGCAATATTCAATGCCAGTGCCGACTTACCGACGGCAGGGAATGCCGCTACCACCGTCAACGTCTGAGGCCTCAATATATATTTCTCATCGAACAGCCGGAACCCCGTCATCAATGCCTGCGTGATTCCAGACTTATTACCCTCTACGATTGCGTCCACATCCTGTAATGCCTTGTCGAAGGTCTCGACACCATCCTCACTGATATATTGCTGCACCTCGGTGATACTCGTCAGGGCTTCGTTGACATCATTATCCAGCACCGTCGTAACGTCCAGCACCTTTTGAGCCGACCGCATCAATACCTCCCACGTTATACGACGCTGTGCCATATCCCTCAATCTACGGATATCCTGCTCCAGCGTTGCAAGGCTGATATACTGATTAAGACTGATGAAGTCTATCTTTTCCAATAGGTCGCCTACTTCATGCCGCTGGGCATATTCATACAACGAATTGATGTCCGTAATACCACCGCCACCGATGACGCCAGCGATACATTTATACACCGCTCTTTCATTCGGGTAATAGAACAATTCCACCCCGAGCAGATCTCCGTACTTGTTAAACTGCTCGTTATACCGCATCAACGTTGCCAGTACTGCCTGCTCCGTACCGATATCGTGCGGCATAGGCTGGTCGTACTGCAAATCCTGATTCTTATTGTTTCTCTGCATAAACTATCTCAATAAACTTGTTAATATAATCCGTGAACGTCACCTGCGAATACTTTGGCAGGGTGCCGTCCACATAATACCGCATCCACGTCATTTTGTTGTGAACAGCCATCTTGTATGGGAAGGAATATTCATTCACGCGTTGCGTCATGTCGAAGATAATATCTATTACGCTGTCGCCATACACCGCAAGGATATTGCACGGGTCTGTATTCGTGACACCCTTTGCATTCATTTCGGCTACCATCTGGAAAATGCGCCTGTTCGTGTCATCCTTGAACATATCGGGCGTCAGGCAGCAACGGCAATCGTCAAAGTAATTCTTTTCGTCGTCACTCTCCAACAGCGTGCCTATAATGATATTCTCCAGTTGCATACGTCTATCCATGACTGCAAATACGTTCGTCATTCCTTCTTTTGAACTCCGCAACGATGTCACCCTCATATCCGGACTGGTGCATCTCCTTGAGTATTTCGCCATATATACGCGAATTAAGCATCACTTCACCGCGCATGCTGATGAAGTCATCGAACGAGATTTTACCAACATACTTTGGTGTGTTCTCTTCCATCCACCGCTGGTTACGCTCCCACTGTTCCACGTCCATTGGTGCCCGTGCGTCGGAAGGTTCAGAATCTTCTTTTTCTTTTATTTCTCTTTTGCGTCTGCCTTCCCATGTTGCACAAGCACAATGCCAATCCTTCATGTGGTTCTTACCAATCATCCACCCTACGGACTCGTAATGGTTCCAGAACTGCTCAGCGTCGAAATGATAACCTTTCTCTTTGATGTATGCGTCTACCTCCTCAATGGTAGGCTTAACGAAACCTTTTTTTGGAGAGGATAATTTATTATTCTCTCTTTTTTTATTGTCTATATTATTATTGTTATTATTATTATTGTTGACTAAAGATTCTTTAGTACCCCCAACTAAAGATTCTTTAGTACCCCCAACTAAAGATTCTTTAGTTACCCTGTAATAGCATCTTTTACCTAATTCGGTGATAGCTGTTTCCTTATGAATTAACCCTTTACCCACCAATTTATCCAGCACACCTAATACTGTAGGCTCTGACGCATTCATCCAACTTTGCAAGTACTTTACACCACCCATATACATAGATTCTTCGTCTTGCGAAAAGCTGTATATTACGGCATAACAAATAAGCTCATTACCTCGCAAATTCAGGCGATTAATCATCCAACCTGCAACTTGATAGAAATTACTATCTTTCATACCTTTTCCCGTTATTGGTTAATATTAGCCCACGCTGGATGAGGTCACGAATAACCTCACCAACGGGACGTGGCTCACGCTTTCTCATTTCACTGGTCATCGTTTAACTTTTCAAACGGCTTCATCAGATTAGCCAGCATGACATGCTGGTCGATAAGGTTCGATAGGTACTTCACTTCGTCCTGTGCCAGCGCACCACAATTCACCAACCCCAACATGACACTGCCTGCGTTCGCTGCCTGCTCGAACAAGTCAGACACGCTGTAATACTCATTCAGGAAATCGCGGATAGCCTGCACTGCCTCGGCATCGGCTACCGACATCGTTAAATTTTTCTTTTCGTCCATAATTACTTGAAGTTTGACATTAATAAAATAAGCGTACAAGGTGCTGTCAGGCCTCCAAGTGCGATGAACCTGTGGGCATTACTGCTACCACACACCTTGATACGCTCGGTATCTAATTTTAGTAAAAAGTTCGACCACGAAAAAAGCTGCTCTATGGCAGCGTCTACGTGACGCACGGGAGTTTTGACGGTGCAAAAATAAAAATTTCTTTTCATATTGCCGTTATCTTTGCCGAACTTTTAATATTTTTTAAAACGCTTCCGACAGCTGTATCTCGTTGTAGGTTTCGAACTCAATCAAGCCCATTTCGCGCAACTTATTCAGGGTATTATACGCTGTCGGTATAGTGACACCGATGGCCTTCGCCAGCTTATCATAGCCGCCAACGTAGGCCTCATGCCCTTTCTCCGTCTGCGCATACAGCCACGCATAACATACCAGTCCATTACCCGACAGTCCCTTCTCTGTGACCATCCACTCAAACACGACAAAATTACTATTCTTACTCATAATCATTAACTTTAAATTGTTATACTTATTTCTCTAAATAAAATTCACAGACGCGCTGGAACTCCTCGAACGAGTAACATACCACGTACTTGTTTTTGAACTCCTTAGCGGCCTCCTGAAAAGCTATCTGCGATTCACTCTGCCTGCCCTTCGGTTTCTTCATCTCGATGCAAAGGCTGGCATAGCCATGACGAGGCACCAACAGCACCAAGTCGGGTGCACCGCTTAACGCTCCTTCGTCCTTCAAGTTCTTCGCCGTCCACGCATTACGCGCACCGCCATTGGGCACTGCGAAGAATACCCTACTGGCTTCCGGATACCTCATGCGGAACCAACTCACACACTGAATCTGTATCTGTCTCTCCGATGGTGGTCTCATAACTCCTCCAATATCTTTTGAAAGTTCCTTTTTTGTGGCAGGTGGCTGCCCCTGATGATGTCCTTTAACATAGCGCACTCCTCGGAATCAAGATATATCTCGTTCTCCTCGGTTAAACTATTCTTCCCTACTCTCATAATATCCATTATTTTGCGTTTATTTTCGTTCTAACAGCTTTTTACTTCGTTACCTTATAACTTACCCACATCGGACACAAAACGCTTCCAGCGGGCTTAAAAATACGGAAATCCTTTATTTCTTCGTTTTATTCCCGAATAGATGCACGGCAGCACCGAATATCAAGTCGCTTTCGCTTACCTTGTGCTCCTCGACACCGTCATCAGTACCCGTGACACCATCCGAGATGGTTTTCTTCGTCTGAATGAGCTGGTACATATATTCGTCGATAGTGTCCTGACCCAACAGATAGACGCAGTTCACGGCATTCTTTTGACCGTTTCTGTGTGCACGGTCTTCTGCCTGCACGCAATCAGCCGCCGTCCAAGGGAACTCCACGAACAGCACATTACTCGCAGCCGTAAGCGTCAAACCAACACCGCCACTCTTGAAGTTAAGTATTATCAACTTCACGTTGTCGTCGTTCTGAAACCTGTCGACTGCATATTGCTTCGCATGCGGGCTGTCATCACCCGTCACCGTCACAGCACCCTTGAACTCACTCTTTAACGCTGCTACGACTTCCTTCAGATAACAGAACACGATGAGCTTCTGCCCGTTTTCACCGTCAATGATATTGTGGATGATATCGACAGCCCCGTGCACCTTACCGCGTGCGGAGATCTGTTTGAGGACGTTCATCTTGACCATGATGGCACCACGTATCGTGCGCTGTATCTTTTCATCGTCGGCATCCTGATACTTGACAAGGTATTTGATAATATCACGCTCTGCCTCCTTGTATTCCTTCATATTGTCTATGTCAGTAACGAGGTAGCTTCGCGTCTTATCGGGCAGCTGCGTCAGCACATCCTTCTTTAACCTGCGGACGAAACAATTCTTGCGCAATAGGTAGTTGAGCTCCTTCAAATGGCTGCTCTTATGTTCACCAGCGCAATAGCGTGCCATGAACTTCGTATAACCGCCAAAGTCACCCAGTCGGTTCATGATGTTCAGCTGCTGCACCAAGTCCACATTATTGTTGACTACTGGTGTACCCGTCAGCTCCAAGATATACTCCTTACCCATCGCGATACCCTGCACGAACTTGCTTTGCTGTGTGCTGCTCGTTTTGCACTTGTGGCTCTCGTCAATAATCACCGTGCGGAACAGATTAATGCGTTC